TTGATCTTGGAACATATCCTATATTTCTAGCTAAAGAAACTACGTTCTCTCGTACTGTTGCAGAATCTAGAAAAACTTCATTTACAGATAAATTAGTATTAAATGCATTGATGTACGTATTATATGCAAGTACATCAATTAATACTGAAAAATTAGATCCTTCAAAATCAAAATCTGTAAAGTTTGAATTTGCCCGAAGGTAATCTTTGATCGAAGTTTTTATTTGATCAAAATCTAGATTTGTATAATTTGTAAAAGGCATTTTATCTCGTTGCCTCTAGAATAAATGTAAACTCTTGTGTTGGAAAGTCCTGCCCAATAATATTAAAAATTACTTCAACTTCAAGAGTATTATCATCATAAAGTGGGTTCACACTAACTCTTATATTTTCAACTCTCGATTCATAGTTTTTAATCGCTGTAATGATTTGATCTTCAATAATTGCAATTGTTGCATAATCAACAGTCGCAAATAGTGAAGATCTTACATCACTACCAAAATTTGGATTAAAAAACCTTTCTGTAGGAATAGTTTCTACAATATTTCGAACAGAACGAATGATTGCCCGTTCATTTTTCAAAATGGGCAAATCTTTAGTAATAGGATGAGGTTCAAATGATAAACTAATGTCTTTGAATGTTCTCGATACCCTTTTGATTGCCATTGGAAAGGACTTTTTTCTGCATTTATTTATGAGTCTTACCAGGAAACCCCATAATTTGGTTCCGTTCCATACGACCAGTCATCATAATCGTCATCATTTCTTATTTTTTGATGCAATTCTGACTGTATTTTAAGATTATGCGGTTGTTTTTCTAATTCTTCGGTTGTAAATTCTTCTGGATCATTGGATTGTTGCGGAAGTGACCAATAATCAGTGATTAATTTGGTTGTTCCCCACATTTCGTACATGTAATTGACATCCCTGTCTACTTGTTTGTAGTACATTTTGCTCCTGTTTGGTCTTTTTTGACAAAACAGAACTTTTTAAGGGGTTTCTATCCCTAAATTGTATTTATTTTTAGTAAAAAGGCGGGTATAAACCCGCCCGTGCAGTATTAATTAACCTTTACCTTGACCACGGTACTTCTTTCGTGCTTTATTGCGAGAAGATGCGGCATATTTGGTGTTCATGCCACAGCCTTGACGAGATTTTTTGGGTGCGCCCTTGACATACCCACCACCTTTACGCATTGCCATAAGAATTAATCTCCTTGAGTGATTTTAAAAGTGACTTTCCCAGGTTTAGAACCCTGGGATTCATAGTATTCTATCGCAAAATCTTGCATCAGATCAAAATATTCATCTTCTGTAAGATTTTTGTGGGTTTCAACACCATCGACATAAACGGTGTAAAATTCCTCTTTGCTCATAAGACTCAGATGATACGAGTTTTTTCGTGACCAACTCTGATACGAGGATCACACCAGATCTCAAAACCTGCTTCCTTGGCATCGAGACAGAATGAAACGTCCTCACCACACATGTCTTGAACTTCACCAGACTCAAAGACTTGCATTTTTGGTGCAAACCATGGATACTTCATCTCAGAGTGCTCAAAGACTCCGTTCTTAATCAGAAGCCATCCGAATCCAGTATAATCAACTGTAAATGGTTTACGACGCTTTGAAATACTGTCAACCGTTTCGTGATTCATTACACCACCATTATTACGGAAGTCGTCTTCTTCTAACCAGTGTGCAACGGATGTTGTTGATCCATCTTCTGTGGCATACCAACCACCTGCAATATCCTTATCCAAAAGAATAAGTTGCCAAAACTTTTCTGAATTGAAAACAATATCACTATCAATCCATAGTTGATAGTCGTAATTTAAACGTCCGTTCCATGGTTTTTGATCTGGACCACGTAGAACATTTGCACCGAGGCACTTGCAACGTGCAAAGTTTACCATTGAACTGTAATCTTGACTAATCTGAATACTTGCTCCAGACTGTACAAGATCAAAACAAAGTTGAACAAAATTCTTTAAGTAAGTATATGAAACTCCTCTACCAGGTAGACAAAATACAATTGTCTTTCCCCTTACCATTTCTTTTGCAAGATTATAATCCCACTCTTCCTCAGTCTTCTGTGGAAGAGGTGCTTTCGCTTTTACAGTGAATCCTTTTGCCATAATCGAATGATTTTTACTTCAGTATCATACCACTTATATAGTGGTTAGTCAATCAGTGTGATGAGTCGAGCATTGCATTCCTTGAGTAGTTGAGTTCCTCATAACTCAGGTCATCAATCGTGTACTCGGTTTTCATGAGAACTATCATTCCCTTGGCAGTCTCCCAAGCCTTTGAAAATTCTTCTTCTGTTAATCCATAATGTAAACATTTATCTTTTAAATAAATGTGATACATAGTGCCCATTACTTCATTCATCTTGAACCTCTTTTAATAACAATTCGTCGCCATCAATGACCCATTTAACCTCAGTACCTTCATACCATCCAAGATCATTGATGATCCACTCAGGTATTGTAACATAATATTCGTCTGTTGCTGGATCAACCTCTACGGTCACAAAATTTTTGTCCGGATTTTTTTGCATATTGTTTGATTCTTTCTTTGAATTATATATCAATTTCGATTCTTGTGGGAGAATCCTTTGAGTCTTGTATCTTATGGGCGTCCGTAACACTTTGTAGACTACAGGGACCCATTGATTTTAGTTAGGGGGGGGGCCATGACCCTCGGTGGGGCGGGGGGGCGACCCATAAGGACTGCCAATCACGAACCCGCAACTGATCAGCACTGCTAATGTTACGAAATTGAAATAGTATGAAATAAGGGCAGCGATTGCTGCCCCTAAGTGTAATTAACCTAGCGTAATCCTAGGTGTTTCGCTACAACGTAGGGCATTAAAGTAACCTCCACGCCATAATCGAACTCCTCAGACTCTGCAGGGAAAAATGTAACGTACCATCCGCCAGTTCCTGTTATCGTAGGCATCTCACCGTTAAGTTCACATTTCGCAGCATAATTGTAGGCAATTGTTCTAATGTATGCTGCCTTACTTTCCGCGTTAGGTGAACCGTTGCGGTTAATTTCCATCAACACGTTGACTGTATCTTCCAGTCCAGAGTATTCCCAACGGATGCGAATTTGCTTGGAAAGTGTAGTGGTCATGGCGAAAGTTGCAATGGTAAAGTGGAAAGAATGGGGGCGAAAGTTGCCCCCGAAAGTGTCAGGGAAGGATGCGAACTTTGATCTGATTTTTATGCTCTAGCGCACCGTTAGAGTTTAAGATACCAACGCTGAGGCATTTGTTGTACAAACCAGCGTAGAGTTTGCCTACGCTAAGACCGAAAATCTCATCCCATTCTGCACACTTAGGGTTGAAATTAAAGTAGAAGAATTTAGAAAATTGCAGAGGTGTGGTGATGCGCATGGCGTGAAAGTGTAGGGTGAAAGGTGAAAGAAAGGGGGCAGGATTGCCCCCGTTAAGTGTCACTTGATAATGACGTAATCCGCGCCCTGCTTTTCAGTGCAACGTCCTGTGCGGACGCCGCGCTCTTTAATCAGGGAGATCTCAGCGGCGAGCGCTTTATCGGTCACAGAGACGGTCCGCTTGCCCTTGCAGACGGTCACCTTGCCCGCTTCGCTCTCAAAGGTCGCAAGGTTGCTCTCCACCATCAGGGAGAGAATCTCAGCGCGAATCGTCGCCAGATACTGCGCGGCGTCATCCGCCGCACGCTTGGCGATTTTTGCCTCAGCGACGCGGCGGTCGATGCGAACGTCGAAAGACTCTGTGTCGAAAACAAGGTCAGCGATTGCGTCGATCGCATCAACAGTCTGGGTGAGAGACGCGGCGTAGTGGGCGGCGGCGGTGGTGTTGTTGGACATGTCGAGTGGTGTGATTAACGACAGGGTTAATCTACACGGCAGGTCCAGATCCCGCAAGGTCCAAACGGTATCAACCGCTACAAAAAACCAAACTCATCCCATCAGCAACGCTAATCAATCAATCCGTCAAACGGTAGCAACGGATACAGAACCACAGACCGACCCTACCTACGCTGGAGGGCGGGAGGAGAGGGAATCCTCGCAGAGTTTGTATAAAGAATAAAGAATCAATCAGAATTGCAAAGTATAAAGATAAAATAGAGATCGTTAAGTATAAAGAATAAAGAATCAATCAGAATTGCAAAGTATAAAGAATAAAGAATCAATCAGAATTGCAAAGTATAAAGATCAAATAGAAATCGTTAAGTATAAAGAAT